GCCCACTACTGTCCAGGTAAGAACCTGTTGTTACTACTAGATCATAAAGTTTCATGTATTTCTCCTTAGAATTTTAAAATTGTGTACATAGCATGATGGCCTGTATTACCATGCCTATTTTGATGCTCCACCTGGGTAGATTCTATTTCATAACCATCCTTGTGGATCAGATCAGCGATCCTCTGAGCAAGTGCAAATCCCTTTGGAAAATCCTGGCGGGATATTCCACCTGGCCAAGCATCAATGAGCTTCTGCAGCGTCTCGCGTTTGTTTGTCATTTTTCCGTTTGACATTTTTCGCTCCTTTCTTTTTAGGTTTAATAATTTCTCCCGTCTCATTATCTAAAACAACAGGATCCTCTTCGATCACCGAAGCGGCCAGATCATCTAAGCCTTTGCCATTCGGTTTTGTTTTAGTATTAACAACCGTTTCAGATCGTTCATATTCATCAGGCTCTTCGATCCCACTAAATGAAAATGCGTATCTGGCTGCCTGGATCATTGCTTTATGACGAAGCATCCTCGCTGGCCATTGCTTCCAGGTTGTTGTATTACGACGGCACTCTTTCATGTACTCCGTTACTTCTACTGGATGTTCACGATCTTTACGAAACATCTTTACAGTTATTGAAATAAGATTGCCATCTTTATCCAAGTTGTCTATGCTTGTCATTCCATTGAACTGAGGATGGCGATTACACATTGTCATCCAACCATCAATTGAAACAATAGGACGAATACCACCCTGGGAAGGGAAAGCAAAGATCTCCCTAGTAATTGGATTGAGATCGTATTCTTTAGCAACTAAAAGAAATGCAGCGAACTGTGCTGGTGAAGTATTACCAGGAACAACTGTCTCCCTTAAAGTCTGCTCGAAGGCTTTAATCTCCATACCAAATTTATTAGCCATAGACTTAACAATACTTTTCTTGGCTGGCTCTTTTTTCTTAGTCATATATTTCTCCTTTATTTAAGAATAAAAAAGCGGCCCGAAGTTTCCACTAGGAATTTCTCATAAATATCCATAGCTTCATCTTTGAGCCGCTTGGTGTTAAAACGACATGATTTCCTCTCCTTCCATGTCGCTAGGGTATGACCATCTCCATCCTCCAAAATGGAATTGTTGGCCATAACTTTTTGGATCTCAACAGTTAGATCTTTTTCATCTACCTTGAGGTCCTTAATTTGTTGTTTAACATTTTTGAGTTGTGTAACCTTTTTAGTGGTTCCATTAGTTGTTACCAATATTTCACCGTTATCAACAGGCCACAGAGTTTTCATATCTGTTGCGCTGATCGGATCCGGTTGGACACCAGCCAAGACATTTTCGTTCCAGAATTTAACTTCAGCTGCGATCATTGCAGCAATTAATTCTTCATGTCTCGGGATGTGATAGATCCGGAAATCGGATCCAGAGATCAATACCGCAACATCAGCAAACTCAGCTCCGGTCACTGCCATATAATGTTGAACCTGGGCCAAGTAACTAGCTGGTATTTCGGTTGTAGTAGGATCCCCCCAATCGGAAGCAACCCTTGAAGTTTTAACCTCTAGGATCCCATCCTTGCCAACGATCTCGCGGTCCAGATTAGCGATAATAAAATCATGCTCTGGATGCTTTACTATTCGGTTGTTGCGACGTATCTTATTGCCAGTTCTAATCTCATATTCTTTAGCAACTAGATCCTCCAGATTACGTCCCCAATACATAGCTTCGTTCTCTTCTGTAGCGGGCGCACTACCAATCTTATCTTGGTAAACGTCCAGCGGAGTTCTCCATTTGTTTTTTCCCAGGATCGCTCCAGCATCGGAACCCCCTATTCCAGAACGTCTAGCTTCTAGCCATTGGTCCCTAGTCATATCTAATATTGATTGTTCGTTTTTCATATTGTCTCCTATTATATGCTATTATTTGTATCGTGTGCTAGCATTTGTATCATCTATATACGTCAAAAAAACTACGAAGGTCCTTTTGCTCGCGCCTAAATTCTTCTGCATCTGAGTCGTGTCTATCTTCTGGATAGATTGAGTGCATATATATACCATCATTATCAAAGACTTCAATGCGCTTGTTCGCTTGAGCTACATCTTTGCTCACTTCGGCTATCATTTCAAACCAATCACTCATTCTTTTTCTCCTTTATTAATATCATTTATCTCCTCCCCATCAATATCTGTGTCAACGATTTCTACATCGTGTTCTTTGAAAAACTCTTCAAGTGTTACATTGGAATTTTTCAACCAATTTATATGCCAGTGTTCACCGTAGCAGTAAATAATAAATTTCTTATCATATACTCTCATTATTTTTTCTCCTTCTTAGTTGCAATAATAATTCCTCGCGCCATTGCCAGGATCTCTTTTCTAGTCATGCCACCTCCTTATCTTTTAAATATTTGGTTAATCTATCATTCATTTTTATAAATAGAGTTGGAGGAATATAAAAAGTATCTTGTCTTAACTTTCCACCCATATATGCAACTCCTTGGATTGTTGACTTCCATACTCCATTTCTTTTTTGGAATGAGGTTCCACCTTGTGGAAAATAATTAACCCCTTTATAAAACACAGAAGGAAAATCATATTTGTTTAAAATTCTCATTATGCTACCTCCTTATCTTTAACTAGACCAAAGCCATATTTCTCAACCTTGTATAGATCACCGTTAAACAACATTAGATCACCAACAGAAGTTGATCGAGCTCCATCCAGATCCAAACCAAGGTAACGAACATTCTCGTTTTTGATCCAAGATTCTTCGATATTTTGAGTGGATCGGAAAGCATACTCAAGGGCGGCTTCATCTGTCAGATCATCAACCCAGACCTTGGCCACAACTTCTGGCTTGTCCTCGTATGCTTTATGAATTACGATTACTTTATTCATACAACCTCCTTTTTCCAATATAAAAGACTCTTGCCAATAACTTTTGATTTGAAGTTTTTATTAAATAAATTACAAAACCAAAATGCTTCAAGCTTGTCAAAGCTATCAAACTTTTTCTTATAAACAATTACATTGTGATCAGTTGATCCGAGCACACTGTCATAATATTTATTAGGAATGCTTGAGTTCTCCATATAATCTTTCCAATCTTCAAAACCTTTTATCATGCTTTCTCCTTCTTAGGTTTAATCACTTTTAATGAAGCCAAGCGATCTGGCTTATTGCTGACTACAATCCCATAGTCTTTTTTAATTTTTTTCTCTAAAGCTTCCTTTAGTTTTTCTTTGCCTTTCGGCATATCAATAATTATTTCCATTACGCTGCCTCCTTTTCTTCTTTTAAAGAAATAAGATCCCAAAAATTATCAGCTCTTACTTCACCACCAGTAAAATTCTTCATGTTCATATCTGCAATTCTCACATTCATCTCTAAACGATCTTTATTAGCCATATCAACTAAACCTTTCAGTCCAATTTCTTTTTTGGCATCTTCTTCTGAGATCATCTTCCAATAGCCATCTTCGCGTTCATTGCTTCGCTCAACAACCCAGACTTTAGGATCCAGATCCTCAAACTTATTGAAAGCGAAAACATAAAGCCATTCAATGTCTCCATGCAGATCTGTGGTTAATTCCCATACTGCTCTACCATCGTCATACTTTTCTGAAATCAGATCTTCAATAAAAGCAGCACCATCATTACCATTTTTGATCAACTTCTCAGCCAGGTCCCCACCATTTCCACCGGGATAACCGTCATGGTGGCGGTATAGATAAATCTTGGTGGATCCCAGCTTTATTAAAACATTAGATCTTGTACTCATTACACTTTCTCCTTAGTTAATTCCAAGCAAACAAAGTTCCAGGATCATACGGCTCACAAAACCAGCCCGCATCTTCTACAATCTTGTTCAGTTTAGGATGAACTCCCATCACATAACATGGGGAGTTACTAGCCCAGTAATCAAAGATGCTTAAACCATCCGCTTTGACGTAATCTTCACTACCTCGAAACCAGATCCCATCTTCGTACTCTTCACCAAATTCGACACCCGGAGTGGCTTTCGCTTCCGGGATCGCTTTGTTGATCTTTTTAATTAAAGTATTTAGTTTCATTACACCTCCTCCTTTTCAAGTAAATGTTTATTGTCATCCAAAAGTTTTAGTAGATCTGGATGAACCAGTTTCCAATGATCAATAGGCTCGTCAAGTTTGGCTCCCTTGATTGGGGGCAGCTCTTTAACTGGGCCCCACTTTTTTAATTTATCCATTACGCTTTCCCCTTATAGTTATTGTTCATTAAATATTGATCATCACCGATCTTGGAGACAAACCCTAACTCCAATGCTTTGGCAAGCAGCTTGTCAGCATCTAGTTCAAAGTTCCAACAAGGAGCTTGAGCTATGAACAGTGAGTCTTTAGTAAATATAACTTTTTCATATTTCATTACACTTTCTCCTCCCTTAGTTTAGGATCTGAACACCTTGGTAAAAAACAGTTCTCAAGTTTGAATGTCAATCGATTTAGATGTTTGCTTATTCCATATACATCATGAGCAAAATCGAATCCATCAAACTCAAGTAGTTTTTCAAAATCCAAGCCAACGTCGTAGTGAGCTGAATGAAGATCAGCTCGGTAAGAGAAATCGTCATTGCCATAATGACCGAGTTCCTCTTTTGCCCTTTCAGCGCACTTGTGGTAAGCCGCCATATTTTTTCCTTTCAACTTAACTCCTCTCATAACCTCTCCTTAGTTAATAGTCCTACGTTTAACATCACCACTTTTCAGACCATAGAAATCCGCAACTGCGGTAGCATAGTCTGAATAGTTCTTATATTTGATTCCCTCGAAGCGATAACCTTCATTGATCATTCGTCCATTGAGG